GATTAGTCTTGTGAGTTTGCATCTGTTGAAAATGCCTAACATAATGGAGAAATATCATGGCTTTTACTACTGCAGCCGGGTATGGTAATCTTCCTAACGGTAATTTTTCACCTGTAATTTACAGCAAACAGGTGCAACTTGCTTTCCGCAAGTCCGCTGTTGCTGAAGCAATCACCAACTCCGATTACTTCGGTGAGATTGCTAACATGGGTGATTCCGTGAAGATTATCAAGGAACCCGAAATTTCAGTTCAGGCTTATGCACGTGGCACACAAATCACTGCACAAGACTTGGACGATGAAGACTTCAGCCTGACAATTGACAAAGCTAACTACTTTGCATTTAAGGTTGATGACATTGAAGAGGCACACTCACACGTTAACTTCCAGTCACTGGCAAGTGATCGTGCTGCGTATCGCCTTGCTGACCAGTTTGACCAAGATGTTCTTGGTTATTTGTCAGGCTACAAACAGTCTGCACTGCATGGTTCGCCTAACACCGCTAACACAACTGTTAATGGTTCAAAGGCCGTATCAACAGCAGGTTCAGACGAACTTCTTGCTTCAATGAAGCTGGAAGCTGATGACTTTGGCGGTTCAGCCGGTTCATCAATTGGTATTCAGCCACGTGCCGGTGGCGCAACTTCTGCAACTGTTGGTTCAGGTAATGCCAACGCACTGCAGATTATTGCTCGCATGGCTCGTAAGCTAGACCAGCAGAATGTTGATACACAAGGCCGTTGGCTGGTTATCGACCCTGTATTCAAAGAAATCCTCATGGACGAAGACTCACGTCTGTTCAATGCTGATTTCGGTGGTTCAGGTCTGCAGAATGGCTTGGTGCTGAATAACCTGCATGGTTTCCGTATTTACGTGTCTAACAACCTTCCTGTAATTGGAACTGGTCCATCAACAACTGGTGGTACTAACGCTTCTAACTACGGTGTTATGGTTGGCGGTCACGATTCTGCTGTTGCAACTGCAGAGCAGATTAATAAGACTGAAACCTACCGTGATCCTGACAGCTTTGCTGACATTGTTCGTGGTATGCATCTGTACGGTCGCAAGATTCTTCGTCCTGAAGCACTTGTTAACGCCAAATACAACTTGGTATAAGGGAGAAATAGACAATGGCTACTCTTTCACAAACCGTTGCTAAAGGTGTTCGTGTTTACGAAGCCGAAGTAACCCTTCCTACCGCAAGCGGCACTGTAACTGCTGTTAGCATCCCAGCTAACTGCATGGTACTTGCTGCTGGTGCAGTTATCACTGAAGCATGTGCTGGTTCATCTGCTCACACTGCTGACCTGTCAATCGGGTCTGCAGACATTGTGACAGCAATTGACCTGCAAGCTGGTTCAGTAGGTGACATCATCACAGAAGCTGCTGTACCACAAGGTACAACTGCTGCCGACACTATTGACGTTGTTTCAACTGTCACTGGTACAGGTACTGCTGGTAAGGCACGTGTCTACGCACTTGTTGTAGACATGACCGCACCACGCATCGCCGATGAGGTAGACCGCGACACACTCGCCTAACTAACGTATTGGGGCAGCTTTCGGGTTGCCCCTTTACATCTTTGTAATTAATAAAGGACGCACAAATCATGGCAATCACAACTGCAATGTGTAACAGCTTTAAGACAGAACTTCTTGGCGGTGTCCATGATTTGGATACCGATTCAATTAAACTTGCTTTAATTAAAGCTACACCTACTGGCACATATAATGCCAGCACAACTAATTATTCTGACGTAACTGGTAACTCTGATGAAGCATCTGGTACTGGTTATTCCGCTGGCGGTCAGGTACTTGATGGCGCAACTATTTCGTTATCTGGTTCTACCGCTATTGTTGATTTTACCGATGAAGTATTTGCTGACGTTACTGTGTCTGCTGACGGTTGTATTATTTACAACGCAGGACAAGCTAATAAAGCAATTGCTGTAATTGACTTTGGTGGCACAGTAAGTGCTACTGCTGGTGACTTGACTATTGAATTTCCTGCTGCTGATGCGAGTAATGCCGTTATTCGGATAGCCTAACATGTCTTTCTACGACTCCGCAGATGCTATCTATGGAGTTGCCCAATATGGAGCAGCTTCTTACGGAGTTGTAGCACCGAATGTTGCTTTAACAGGAGTAAGTGCTACAGGGTCTATTCAACCAGTAGCAACGACAGGGTTTGAAATTGACCTGTCAGAAAAATTAAATAGTGTATCTGCAGTATCTGCTGTAAATTCTGTAACGGTTAATATAGCCGAAACACTAGCTTCTGTATCTGCTGTAGGTTCTGTTGGAACTGTAAGTATAAGCAATACTGCAACGCTATCTGGCGTTGAGGCAACAGGCACAGTTAATAGTGTAGAAGAAAAACCTACGGAACTACTTAATAGTGTTTCAGCTACAGGTTCAATAGGAACACTATCTGTAAACGTAGCGGTTCCGGTTACAGGCGTTCAAGCAACTGGTTCTGTCAATACCGTAGAAGAAAAACCGACAGAGGTTTTGAACAGCGTTAGTGCCACAAGTTCAGTTGGTACAGTTCAACCTAATATAGATGAAAAGCCTAGTGGTGTATCTGCAACAGGTTCTATCGGTACACCACAGCCTATAGTTAGTTTTTCAATTAGCCTTACAGGTGTATCCGCTGTCGCTTCGTTCGGAGGTGCAGAGGCAAAAACAACAGAACCTATAGTTGGTGTAAGTGCTACTGGCTCTGTGGGAACATTAACCTTATATACCACTGCAGGTATTACAGGTGTACAAGGTACAACAGCACTAGGAACAACAACAAGGACTGCTGAAATATTTGACTTCCAAGCTGTTGCAACTCAATATAGTCGTACTAGAACAATACAAATACCACGAGCAGCATAATGAGTACAGCAGCAGAAAGAACAGTAGACATACCGTTTGACAATAGGAAAGTGTATATTCCTCGTGGTACAACGTCAGATGACAGAACGGTACTAATTAAATTTGAAAGCAGAACTGTTTATATAGAAAGACAATCTACATCTGCTGAACGTACTGTATATGTAACGGAGTTATATTAATGGCATATCGCTGGCCTATTAAAGACAAAGATGAAACACTTGACTATAGCGTTGACTGGTCACGGTTTCTTGTTACAGCAACAATTAGTTCTGTACAGTGGCATGTGCAAACAGATAGCATTGGTAAAACACTCCTTGCATCTGGTCAAGATTTAACAACTGCTTCTGGTGGTGCAGTTACTGACAGTATTCAAAATGTTTCACAATCAAATACGTCAACAGTAGCCACAATTAATATTGGTAGTGGCGTAAATAATCGAGAGTATACATTTACGTGTCGCATGACAGATAGCACAGGCAGTACAGCAGAGCGTACTATTAAGCTACGTATTAGAGAGAAGTAAAATATATGGCGTATGATTTTCTTGGCCTAGTAAATGATATTAACAGACGCTTAAATGAAGTTGAATTAACTTCTGCAAATTTTTCAGCTGCTGCTGGTTTTTATGGGCAGGCAAAAGATGCAGTTAATGCTTCAATTCGTTACATTAATCAATCTCAATATGAGTGGCCTTATAATCATGTAGAACAAGAGGACACCCTATCTGTTGGTGTTTCACGTTATCCTTTTCCTACAGACTGCAAAGTAATTGACTTTGATACCTTTAGAATTAAAGAAGATACTACACTAGGTAACAATACAGTTAAATTGCCTATTTTATCTTATGAAGAATATCTTGACAAGTTTGTAGATCAAGAGTATAATAGTTCTTCAACAACCATAGGACAAGGGGTTCCTCAATTTGTGTCGCAAGCACCATCACTTGAGTACATTGTAACTCCTACACCTAACAATGCATATAAACTTGTGTATGAATATTATCGTATTCCAGTAGACTTAGCATTGTATGATGATGTGCCAGTTATTCCTGAACGATTCAGACATATTATTGTAGACGGTGCAATGCACTACGCTTATCTTTTCCGTGGCAATACACAAGATGCGGTAGTAGCTAAAGAAAAGTTTGAAGAAGGTATTTCACATATGAAGTCTATGCTAATTAATCGCTATACTTATGTGCGTTCTTACCTCATTCAGCAGAACACTGGTGGCGGTGGTAGAACAGGGTATTCAAGGCTTCCGTTGTAATGGACAAATGGCAAACTTATCCTGTAGAATTTCGTGGTGGTTTAGTAACAAATTTAAGTCCTTTACAACAGGGCATAAACGCACCCGGTTCTGCTCGTATTCTTCGTAACTTTGAACCATCCGTTGAGGGTGGTTACAGGCGCATTGAAGGCTATGATAAGTACGACAGCAATATTATTCCACCGTATGGTGAGCCTGTTGTACACGGAGATGGACAAAGCGGTACTGGCTTAATCATAGGTGCTATTCACACAACTGCAGAAGCAGGAGATGTATTTTCACTAGATGGCGGTGCAGTAGCTGGTGCAACGCAAACAGGAACTAGCCTAGACGTAGATGGTTTAGATGTAGCACCGTCAGCTAATGATACATTTACTATTGCTGGTGACACCACAGTATATACAGTCAGCGCAGCAACTGCTCTTGTAGGTACTGCATCTACACTGACTATAACACCGGCAATAACAGTAGCTCCTGCTGATAATGCTGTTCTGTCATTTAGATATACAATTGCATCAGGCGGTGTAACATTTGATGCAACAAACAACAGAGCAACATTAACGCTTGACCAAACAATGGTCGTTAATCCCTCTAATGCCGATACTGTTACATTTGTAAGCACCACATCAAATTATCGTGCTATTGGTGTAGCAAGCTGGGAAGACCAAGCAATTATAGCCAAGAACGCAGATGTATTTAAAACATCGGGTACTGGCTTTACAAAGATAAATGTCTATGACTATGGCGCACCACTTGTAGATGGTGCAGCCCAAACAGGAACTAGCCTTGTTGTAGATGGCATTACAGGTATACCACAAGCAGGTGATGTATTTAAAATTGCTGGTATTGACCTTGTATATACACTCACAGCAGACGCAGTAGTAACAGCAGGTGCAGCTACAATAACAATTAACCCAGCACTTGCAAGTAGTCCAGCAGATAATGCAGTAATTACTTTTATCTCTATCAATAGAGAAGGTGCATCTAAAGTAAGATTTACTAAATATAATTTTAGTGGAACTGAAAAGATTGCATTAGTGGACGGTGCAAACCCACCTGCTCTATATGACAACAATGATTTTAATGTACTTAATAGCGCACCTACCGATGTTATTGGTGCAACGCATGTAATAGAACATAAAAAGTCTTTATTTTTTGGTAAGGGTTCAACCCTCTCATTTACAGCACCATATGTTGATACAGATTTTTCAGTAGCTGCAGGTGCAGGAATAATTGATGTAGGCGGTTCAATTACAGGACTGGTTGTTTTTCGTAATCAACTTATTATTTTTACAGAGAAAAATATCCAGCAATTACTTGGTAACACTATTGCAGATTTTAACCTGCAGCCAATTACAAGAGATATAGGTTGTCTTGAGGCTGACACAATCCAAGAGATTGGTGGGGATGTAATGTTCCTTGCACCAGATGGATTAAGACTTTTAAGTGCAACAGAACGAATTGGCGACTTTGGCCTTGCTGCAGTATCTAAAGTTATTCAGCCAAACATGACTAGGTTTATTGCGGCAAACACAAACTATACTAGCTGTGTAATTAGAGAAAAGTCACAATACAGAATACTAGGCTTTAACAATAATATTACACAGGAAAATGCTCAAGGTATTATTGCTACGCAATTTGCAGAGCAAGGTGGACAAGGAACAGGATTTGCAGAGTTACGTGGTATACGTGCTTACGTAGCTGACAGTAACTATAATGAAGCTGTAGAGGTTGTACTGTTTGCAAATGATGATGGTTACTTGTATCAAATGGAATCAGGTAACAGTTTTGATGGACTTAACATTCAAACTACGTTTGCTACACCACATCTGCCAATTCAAGACCCACGAGTACGTAAAACATTTTATAAATTATTTCTTTACACAGACCCACAAGGTAGTGTAAACTTTGACGCAAGTTTAAAACTTGATTTTGATACACAAGGAACTATACAGCCTTCCCCTATTACGTTTGCTAATACTTCAGGTGTCGTAGGTTTTTATGGGGTAGGCACATTTGGAACAACATCATACGGAACAAAACTACTGAAGCTATTTGAAACACAAATTATAGGTTCGGGATTTGCTGTTTCATTTCAGTTTGAATCAGACGGAACAGACCCACCATTCTCGCTGGACGCACTAACAGTAGAGTATGGTATTCATGACAGAAGGTAGAGGACACTATGGGTACAGGCTACACTCGTAACGACACCAGTAATAACATTGCTGATGGAAACATTATTAACGCGGCTGACCTTGACGGTGAGTTTGATGCGGTAGAATCTGCATTTAACTCCACTACAGGTCACACGCACGATGGCACAGCTGCAGAAGGTGGACCAATCACAGTTGTTGGTCCAGTACAAGACCTTGTTGTAAGTGCCACCGAAGTTAAACCAAAAACAACAAATACACTTGACTTGGGTACATCAGGATTGCTCTATAAAGATGCATACCTGCAAGGCAATATGTATTTCCGTGATACTGGACTTAAAATTCTATCTAGTGCAGATGGTCAACTTGATATTGATGCCGATGTCGAATTGGAACTTGTAGCCCCCACAATTGACATTGATGCCTCTACCGCTATAACTATTGATACTACCACACTCACAATCACAGGTTCTGCTAATGTAGCTGGTGACTTAGACGTTGACAACATCAACATCAACGGCAACACCATCTCAAGCACCAACACGAATGGTAACATCACCCTTGCACCGAATGGTACAGGGGTAGTTGCGTTATCTTCAACTGACCTGACCTTTGGCGACAACGACAAGGCCATCTTTGGTGCTGGCAGTGACCTTGAAATCAGTCACAACGGCACTGAAAACGTAATAGACAGTAACTCAGGTACGTTGGTTTTGCGTTCAGCGAGTGCTGGAACCATTGAACTGCGTGACCAAGGTTCACAGGTTTTAGCACAATTTAATGATAACACTGACGTAAAGTTATACTATAATAACAATGAAAAACTCGCCACCACAGCCACAGGCGTTGACGTAACTGGCACAGCAGTCACAGACGGCCTCACCGTTGCTGGCAATGTCAGTGTAGACGGCGGCACAATCAAGCTGGACGGTAACTATCCTGTTGGCACAGGCAACGTGGCTTTGGGTGATACTGCGCTTGATGATGGCAGCTTATCTGGTAGTTACAACACTGCTATAGGTGGAAATGTTCTTACTGCACACACTAGCGGCAGTTACAACACTGGAACTGGTTATGGTGCTTTAGCTAACAACACAACAGGGTCTAGTAATGTATCCGTTGGTACTAACTCTTTACTAAACAACACCACCGCATCCTACAACACGGCGGTGGGTTATGTTGCAGGCTATTCATCAACAACAGCAGATAGATACACCGCTGTGGGGCATCAGGCTTTGTACAGTTTAACCACAGGAACAGGCAATCAATCTTTTGGTGAACGTAGTTCAAATCTAATGACCACTGGAACTTATAATGTTGCTGTTGGTCAAACAGCTTTGTTTTCTACTACCACAGCC